CCGAAGGCTGAGATTAGTAGACTTGAGTATTGGATGGGAACGAAACCCAATCCGAGAACGATTGAGAAGGCTTTGCGTGATGCAGGGCTATCTCGCCGGGATGCGACCGCCGCGTCCGGTGTGTTGAAAGCCATTTTGGAACAGCGTGATGCTGTGGGCGATCAACAAACTGCCACTCAGAGTGAGTCTGATGCGGCGGAACTGCTGAAAGCGCTCGAATACCGCGAGTTGCTGAAAGCTATTTCAACCCGTTAGGAGATTTCAAAATGTTGGAAAAAGTAATCGAAAAACTGGATGCAATCGAAGCATCTAGCGCTGCTAAATTGGCAGAAACCGCACAGGCTGTCGAGGCAAAAGTTGCTGAGGCTGTCGAGTCGCTTAAGACTGAAACAGAGGCAAAGATTGCCGCTTTAGAGGCAAAAGTTGCCGCTCCTTCGATCATCCGTCCTATTCACAAGACCGTTCGTGGTGAAGCAAATCGTCGCTTTAAGGACGTTCTTAAGGAGTACGTTAAGGCCGGTAACAACATTGAGCGCGAAGTCAAGATCTTTGAATCGGTCGATCAGTGCGAAGCGTACATCAAGGAAGCCTCGGCTCTTACGGGTTCGGGTTACGACGTTGGTGGCCGTACAGCTTACGATCCCGTGTTCGCTGCAAAGCGTCTCGGAAATCCCTTGATGGATCTGTCGCGTATCGTTGCAACTGACGGTTCGGCTTATCAGTTCCGCGTCAAGACCGGCAATGCAGGCGCTCAGTGGGGCTACACCGTTCAGAATAACGGCGCACCCACGACTGAAGCCACAAGCATTTGGCAAGTCATCCTTAAGGACTTGAACGCTCAGTTCCCGATCCGTACCGCAGCACTTGATGACATCGACGGCCTTGAGGCTAACGTTGTTGACGATATGTTGATGGAGTTCCAGCAAGCAATGGCGACCTCGATGATCCAAAACAACGATCAGTCGGGAACCGGAACCTCTGTAACGACGGGCGGCGCTGATGGTCTGCGCGGTTTAGATCAATACGCAGGCGCTAATGCAACCTACACGGGTGGCTCTTGCTCGACGGCTGCTTTCGGTACTTCGGGAACTGCAACCACCAACGGTCTGCACTCGCTTGCTACCTATGACCAGTTGACCACGAACGCTAACACGGTTGCAGCTAACAATATCGTCTACAAAGATGTTGTTAACTTCATCTACAGCCTGCCACAGCAGTATTGGACGGCCAGCGCAGCGTTCATGATCAACCCGATCCTCCTTCAGGGCATCCGCGGTCTCGTTGACGATCAAAAGCGTCCGATCTACATCGACGGCCTGTCACGTACCGATGGCATCGTTGGTGAGTTGCTCGGCTTCAAGGTTGCAGTCAACAAGTACCTTGATAACCCCAGCCAGCCCACCACCGGCGCAGCAGGAACGACCAGCTACTATCCGATGTATTTCGGCGACTGGCAGCAGTTCCACACCATCGTTATGCGTCTCTCGATGGTTCTAAGGAGATACGACCAGACAGTTCCGGGATCTATAACATTCTATGGCGAGACTCGTGCAGCTACTTCGGTGCGCGATCCTAACGCCGGTGTGCGTTATCGCTCGACCGGTACGGCTGCTTGATCAAAGAGGGCGCAAGCCCTCTCCCTTTTGGAGAGACTATGAAACAGGTGATTTTGGAAGGCTTGAAAGAGGCTCTCCACGAGGGCAAAAGCACTGTCAACCTCTCGGAAGCCTCAGCCCTAACCGGCTCAGGCAGCGGGGTTGGCGGTCGCGTATACAACGAAGATGTATTTGCATCCCTTCGTTACTGGAACCCATTTCGGGTTTATGCAAATCAGACAATGACGGCAGACTCGGATATTCAGTTTGTTGTCAAAACGGGTAACGCTGCGAACTCCACAAACCCGTGGGGCTACACAGTCAACGCTAACTCAGGCTCACCCAACATCGCCACATCCATTTGGCAGCTTCCGATGCGTGTTATTTCCGCTCAGATGCCAATCAGGGCAGCGGCGATGGATGACATCAACGGATTAGACGCTGCGCTTGTTGAAGATCTCGCAATGGAATTTAGCCAGATCGAAGCTGCGTCTATGGCAATCAATAACGATCAGGCAGGCTCTACAACAACCTCCACAGGCGCTACAAACGGTCTTAGAGGCTTGAAGATGTACGCTGGCACTGCTGGATCATCCGCTGCTTACGGAACGTCAGGAACGGCCATCACAGCGGGCATTCACACACTTAACACGGTTGGCTTTACGCATACAAACCTTGAATGGGAAACGCTTGTAGACGTTGCTAATGCTCTTCCCGGTCAGTTTTGGAGAATGCCGGGAACTGCGTGGATGATGCACCCGACAGCTATTCAGATTCTCCGAGAGTATGCACACTCTGGTAATTCTTACGCGCTTGTTGAAGTTGGCGAAAAGGACGAAGGCCCTGCGGTAAACATTATGGGCTGGCCGGTTATTGCTAATCCTTATTTGGATGCTCCCGCTGCCGGTGCTTCTCCGATTTATCTTGCGAACTGGCCGCGGTTTATGTGGATCGTCGATCATTCAGAGATGACGCTTCAGAGAATGGAGCAGACCCAACCCGGAACGATTACGATCTATGCTGAAAAGCGGATGGTCTCGACCGTTCGTGATGTAACTGCCGGTGTACGTTTGATCGGAACCTAAGATGCCATCACAACTGCAAGGTAACTTCGGAGCGGGTTCTAGAAACCCGTTCAACTACTCAAAGGTCATTCAGAGCACCCGTGATCCGGTGACTCAATGGCTTACTTACGAAGAAATCACCAATCAGTTGAATTTGTTTCAAGATGAGTCGCAAGACGATTACCTTGCTCAGTTAGAACTTGCCACAAGGATGGCGATTGAGGACTACTTAGGCGTTCCGGTCTTTAACGTTACCTATCAGGCTTCCTACATGATTTCGGGGCTTATGGCTGCACCTGTAAGTCTTGATCTACCCGAAGTCTCGCAAAATGGTGTGACGATAAATTGGATCAAGTATTACAACGACCTGAATCCTCCGGTCTTAACGACGATCACAAGCTCAAACTATTACTACGACCCCACCGGGAACAAAATTGTTCTCTTTGAGGTTCCCAACAACATCAACACCTACATGACTGCTCCGATGCTTTGTCAGTACACCTTACAGGGCTCGGTAATCGGCCAGTATCCTGTGGTCAAGCAAGCCGGTCTCATGCTTCTTACTCACTTGTACAACAACCGCTCGGCTACATCCGCTGAAAATCTAAAACAGATTCCTTTTGCAGTGGATCAGCTTCTACGCGTCTACAAGCCGCTGGTGATGTAATGGTCTTACGCGTCGACGAGATAAGCATCAATAATCTGTCGTTCACCATCACGAATTTAGGTGAGCAAACGACGGTCGAGACGCTTTGGTTTAAGACGCGAGCAAAAACTAAGTCGGTTCACAATCGGATTCGCACGTTAGAGAAGTTCAGGCAATACGACAACATGATGGACTTTATCGTTAACTACACGCCGAATATACGGACCGTATCGGATAATCAAGAGGATTACTCGATTACGTTTAGAGGCAATAGTTGGCGAATCGCAGAGGTTTTTGAGCACGATGACAGACAGTGGGTCTCGCTGATGTGTTATCGAAACGAACCTAGCGTGGCGGTCTGATATGGGGCAAAATAGCGCGGTTGTTTATGCTCAGGCGATACAAGCGCAACTAGTCACAGTTTGCACACCGACTCCAGTTTATGCAGTGTTTAACCGTAACTTTGCAAGCGAACCGACTTTTGTAACGTGGCAGCTCAGAGATGTTCATCAGCCGGTGTATACGGGGCCACAGTCGGTTAAGGGTATAGATCGACCGGTGTTTCAGGCTACAGTGTTCGCGCAACTTATGGCGAATTGTTTTAGTAAGGCGCAGCAGATTGTGGATGCCTTACACGGTTATCAAGGTACTTTCGGTGGTCTCTTTTTTGTGTCAAAGGTCGATGTAGATTGGCTCTTTCACACCTACGACAATGACAGTAAATTAAATCAAATCGTTCTTGATTGCACTTTAGACATTCCTGCGTGAGGTGAAAAATGGCTCTTCCCAATAAAGTTTTACCCGGCTTTTCAGCCTCCTTATACTGCCAGCCGGGGGCTACTCCAACCGTTTTAACAACGGCCAATCTTAGCGTTTACGCTTCGACTTCCGCGATTGCTGTCTCTGGCAATCTTGTTCCGGTCGAGGCAATTCCAGCATTTGGTCAAGACGATGCGGTTGCCAACTTTGCAGTTGCTGGCTCGCGTCAATCTGACAAGATTCCGGTTCAGTCTGCGCCCACCAGCATGACGGTTGTAGCCGCATGGAATCCTGCCGACACAAACCTTCTTTTGCTTCGTGCGGATGCTTACAACGGCACAATTGACCGTACGTTCGTGATCTCAGCGACGGATGGCACTAACATTGTGAATTACGCCTTTAATGGTCGCGTATCGCAGTGGACGATTGATCCAGCTCCCGGCGCTGAAGCTCAAGTCACGTTCACCATTCATCCGAGGGGCAATCAATATGGCTGGTCAAACAACACTTGATGAATTAGTAGCGCTGATGGTGGAATTTAGGGGTGACCTTCATGCAATGGCAAAAGGGCATCCCTTTACCCTTCAAGAGGTGGATGCCGCCTTACAGGAAGCCGAAGCCGCTGAAGCTGTCTGTCTCAATGTGATGAGGCTTTATGCAGCGAGCGAGTGACGATTTACTGAGCTATTTAATCGCGCAGGCCCAAACCGGTGCTAAGAACTGGTTTGGGTATCCACAACAACGGCTCATCAATATTTCACTGTGCCATCAGATTGCAGCTAATCACGCTGACTGCATGTCACCGGATGAAATAGTTGATTACGTCCTGAAACTAAACGATCAGATCTTCAAGCGCATCGTTACAAATGGGCAAACTTGAAGCTAAGGGATTTAAAGAGTTTGAAGATTCCCTTTTAGAGTTAGCCGAGGAATTTGGCACGACCAAAGCTCGACGCTCTTTACTTCCCGGTCTTAAGTCCGCGATGGAGCCCGTTAAGGCCGCTATTAAGGGAAGGGTTCCCGTCGATACTGGCAAGCTCCAGTTAAAAGTCAGAAACGGCGCAAAGGTTGCAACCCGAAAAGACAAAGGCAAAAAGTATCTGA